AAACGCATACTAAAGGCCGCTTGTTACTCCTGTCAACTGCGACGGGTGACGCGCCGAAACTAGGGGAAATCACCTAACCCGTTGTTTTCCTACAACTTCCCTGTTGACTGCTCCACGTGAAACAAGGACACTTGTGTCCGTGGATAGATCGCGGGTCGCTCCTGCGGTCGAAAAGCCGGGGAGTTTCGTTCCTTTCGCCCCGGCCTTCCACCCCCCTAGGGGGCTTGTACAAAAGGGAAGGGCAAAGGACGACACGATGTTTCACTACCAGTTCCACATCCGGGACTACCTCACGAAGACCAGGCATCTGAGCCAAACCGAAGACCTGGCCTATCGCAGACTCCTCGACACCTACTACACCGAAGAGCAACCGCTCCCCGCAGACCCTGCACAGTGCGCTCGCCTGATCGCCATGCGGGAAAGCACCGCCGAGGTCGAGGCGGTTCTCAAGGAATTCTTCACACTCGAGCAGGACGGCTGGCACAACGCCCGTGCCGACCTCGAGATCGCCGCCTACCACCAGCGAGCCGAGATTGCTCGGTCGAATGGTGCGCGTGGTGGACGCCCTAAGAAAACCCAGTCGGATACCGAGTCGGTACCCAGCGGGAACCCAGCGGGGTACCCAGAAGAAACCAACTCGAAAGCTAACCGTAAACCGATAACCAAGAACCAAGAAAAGAATACGCCGCAAGCGGCGGTTATGTTCCCCGAGGTCAGCGAGAAGGTCGTGGCTGACTTCCTCAAGTTGCGTCGTGCCCTTCGCGCTCCGATCACGGAGATCGCTGTCGAGGGCATCAAGCGCGAGGCTAAGAAGGCAGGGCTCTCGCTCGAAGAGGCACTCACCATGTGCGTCGAGCGTAGCTGGCGTGGCTTCAAGGCGGAATGGGTGAAGGACAAGCCCACCCAAGACTTCGATTGGGACGCTGAGTTGAAAGGAGCCATCTGATGAACCCGAACTTCGAAACCCTGTTGTCGCGTCTCTCCAAGGTCAAGGGGCGCAACGGCAACTACGTCGCGTGCTGTCCTGCCCACGGCGACCGCAACCCCAGCATGACCATCCGCGAGACCGAGGACGGGAAGATCCTCATGCACTGCTTCGCGGGCTGTTCTGTGGCCGAGATCGCCGGAGCCGTCGGCATGGATCTGTCCGACCTGTTCCCGCCGAAGCAGGAGGGCTACGACCTGAACGGAGCTCGAGCTCGCAAGGCTCGCTTCATGGCGACCGACTTGCTCAAGGTCATCCAGCACGAGGCGACCATCGTCGCCGTCTGCGCCAGCACCATCGCCAACGGGCGTGTGCTTTCACCCGAAGATCACCAGCGTCTGCGTCTCGCGACCTCACGCATTAACGAGGCTATGGAGTACGCACGATGAGCAGTCTCACCTACATCGAACGCATCGCTGGCGAGCTCGACAACGCTCGAGCCAGCCGCCTGAAGGAACAGAGCGTGGACTTCGACGCCTACCTCCAGGCACGGGAGGAGGACATTGGCCGCATCAAGACACCCAAGTCTTTCGGCGAGGAGTTGATCGACGAGTTCTTTGGCGACCCCCGCCAGCACGGGCTCGACCTCCCGTGGATTAAGACCCGCGAGAACTTCCTGATCCGCCCCGGCGAGGTCACGGTCTGGACAGGTTTCAACGGGCACATGAAGTCGATGTGTACCGGGTTCGTGATGCTCCATCTGTTGACCCAAGACCAGAAGGTCTGCATCGCGTCGTTCGAAATTAAGCCGCGCAAGACCCTGCGTCGGATGGCAACCCAAGCCATCGGCACAAAGAACCCGACCGAGGAGTACGTCAACAGATTCCTCAACTTCGCCGAGGGCAAGGTCTTCCTTTACGACCAGCAGGGCGAGACCTCACCCGAGCGAATCCTCGGGGTCATCTACTACTGCGCCGAGCAACTGGGCGTGACGCAGTTCGTGGTGGACAGCCTGATGAAGGTGGTCGCCAACGAGGACGACTACAACGGACAGAAGCGGTTCATCGGTCAACTGTGCGCCGCCGCCAAGGATCTGAACATCCACATCCACCTCGTGCATCACTCGCGCAAGCGTGATGACGAGAGCCGTCGCCCCGGAAAGCAGGACGCCAAGGGCACGGGCGCAATCGTAGACCAGTGCGACAACTTCATCACGGTCTACAAGTTCCCGAAGAAGGACGGGGACGACGAGGACAAGCCGACGCATGGCCTGTACGTGGACAAGCAACGGCATGGGGAATGGGAAGGACTGGTCGCTCTGTGGTTCGACGACATGAGCTTGCAGTTCAAGGAGAGCGTTCGCGATTCACGGAGGCACTATGTCTGAGAAGCAAAGCTACACACACCTCGTTCACAAGATCGGCAGACTCGAGCTCGAGATCGCCACCCTGCGCTTGGAGATCAAGCACCTCAAGCGCGAGAGGAACACGGCTTACGAGGAGGCATCCGAGTTCGTCATGGATCACGGACTGATCCGCAACGGAGACGAGTTGGTCAATGTCTGCGAACAGATCAAGAGTCTGTCCAGCCGTCGCAATCCTGAGTGGGACTTCCAATGAGCCAGCGGTATTGCAAGCACAAGTTCGTGAGCATCCCCGGCAGGGACTCCGACAAGGGCTACTGGTTCCGGTGCATCTACTGCGGCAAGGAAGAGTTCGGGAGGGTCGCCAGTGGACAACCGTGAAGAACAGAGACGCCGGAACAGAGAGCTCATGCCCAACCTGGCTGAGTTGGTCGATGAGTTCCGGTCTGTTTTCCCAGACGCCAAGGTGGTCTGGGGCGTGGACAAGGTGACGGGGCATGAGGTGGGCAAGCGAGAGGAGCTCGATCCCGACAAGGTGTTCCAGATCCCCCGCAACTACCACCCATCCCAACAGATCGAGACGAAAGGAAAGAAGAAATGAACGAGAAGATTGAAGCCCGACTTGCCGAGCTCCGTTCGATGAGCGATGCGTTTGCCAAGGCGTTCGCCGAGCGCACGTACTTGGAGAAGTTCCGGGAGGCGAAGCTGGCGATGCTGATGAAGGAGGCGGAGACCCGAGGGTTCTCGCAAGTCACCGCCCAAGACCGTGAGGCACGAGCTCATCCCGAGTACGCCGCCCTGCTCGCCAACCTGCGTACCGCAACAGAAGAGTCTGAGCGTCTGCGCTGGCACCTCGAGGTAGCGAAGATGGGCGTGGCTGTGTGGCAGACACAGAACGCCAACGAGCGTGCGGAGCGGAGGGCGTATGGAGCATAACTACGGAGCAGACCTTGCGAACGGGCTGGTCGAAGAAATTCTAAAGGTCATTCACAAGTATGACGAAACGATGGTCGTTGCCACCGCTGTGGGGTGTCTTGAGATAGCCAAGCAACAACTGATCCTCGAACAGTTTCAGGAGGACGAGGATGAATAAGGACGACATCAAGCCCGAAGACCACCCTGACATTGCTGGGGGCTGGATCTGGACAGATATGGAGATCCGCTGGATCAAGAAGCAGATTGCCGACGCCGTCGCCGCAGAGCGAGAGGCGTGCGCGAAGGTTTGTGAGGAATTGTTGCGTATGGTTAGTTCAGGCGACGAGCACATGGATGGCGTGACAGATTGCATTGAGGCAATCCGAGCAAGGAGCGGAGAGCGTGAGCACGACGCATCATCGGACTGTTGGTGCAACCCTGAGCTCGACTACAAAGACCCGGACACCGGGGCGGAAGTGTGGGTTCACAAGGAGCCGCAGTGACTAAGTGCGAGCACCTCGGAATCTGTCAGGACAGCAAGCGCAAGTGCGCCGACTGTCCACACAGGCGCATCGGCTGGGGCGTCACCGTCACCCGCATCCTTGATCTGTTGCAGATGTTCGGGCCACTGACCCGTGCCGACATCTGCGAGCACCTTCAGGGCAAGCATGACGCAGGGAACGTCTCCGCCATCCTGACGAGGATGCGGAAGTCCACCCCAAAGAACCCGAAGCGCATCTACATCATGCGCTACATATACGAAGCCGAGTACGGCACGCGCCGCTACCCCCGAGCGGTTTACGCACTTGGCGACAAGCCCTGCGTGAAGAAGCCGAAGCCACAGACCAAGGAGAACAGGCGCCGGTACAGAGCGAAGCTGAAGTCGTTGAGCACCACTAACAGCGTGTTCAACCTCGGGCTCACCGTGCGACAGATTCGTGAGACGAGGAGATCAGCATGAGCGCATTAGAGAAACAGGTGGCTGGCGACCACTACAAGAAGCACGCCATTCAACCCATCGAGTTCATCCACGCGAACGGCATTCCGTTCTGCGAGGGGAACGCCATCAAGTATCTGTGCAGGTGGAGGGAAAAGGGCGGGATCGCCGACCTCGAGAAGGCCAAGCACTACATCGAACTGTTGATCGAACTGGAGGCAAAGAATGCACCCAACACTTGAAGCCGCCATCGAGGCGGGGAAGCGAGGCGCAATGCAAGCGGCGGCGCACGCCGACTGGGAGAGCATGGAGTGGACGCAACGAGCGGCGATTCTGTTCATGGACTTTGCCCGAGACGAGAAGCTGGGCGAGCCCTTCCTGACAGAAGAAGCCCGAGCCTACGCCGAGAGCAAGGGGCTTGAGCCAGCACCAGACAACAGAGCTTGGGGCTTCATCGCCAAGGCAATGCGTGAGTCCGGGCACATCGTCTTCGCTGGGTACGCCGCCGCCAAGAGCTCGAACGGTTCACCCAAGTGTCTGTGGAAACTGCTGTGAACAAGCCGATTCCTCCGCACCTTACGTTCCGACAGGCGCTGACCCTCGGCTACGTGTCGCGGATGGAAGACCGCGAGTACATGAATTGGGTGAAGACCCTGCGGTGTGTGTCCTGCCATGCCCCGGCTGACGACCCGCACCACCCGACGGGCACTGGCTTCAAGGGGATGGGCTCGAAGGTTCCCGACTACTGGGTCATCCCGGTCTGTCGCAACTGCCACGACGCCATCCAC